TGCCGCAAATGTTGCGTTCACGGGTTTTAAGGGCCAAGTTGGAACAGTCCAAGATCTTGCAGACAACGACGGTTCAGACTGGATCGGTTTTGTTCAAAGCGGCTCTGGTGTTGTCGCAAGATCAGCACAAGACAAAATGCGCGATTTTTGGGACGTTGAAGATTTTGCTGGCGCAACAGACCAACTTAAAGTTCAAGCAGCTTTTGATAGCGGAAAATCAATCAAGTTTTCAAAAAGTTATTCTGTTGATGCGGTAACAATTAGTTCAATTGGTCAAACTATTGATTTTAATGGGTATGGTCTTGTTGGAACACGATCATTTTCAAGCGCAGGGGCCACATTTGTTTTAGGCATTACTGGTCGAGAGTTAAAACTGTACAACGTCAACGTCAACGCAGATTTTAAAAATTATGCGTGCGCCATCCGTTGGTATAGTGTGAGCAATGCAGCGCCAGCACAGTTCAATAACGTATACGGCATGGCCGTTTCATATTGCCTTGTTGGGCTTATATTTGGGCAAGAGATTGGAACTGCATCTGTAAACGCGGCCCAATCTGAAAATGCTGTTTATGGGTTTAAATGCCGTGGCGCTCAAAAAGCGTTTGTTGGTAATCAATCTAATGGTTTTATAACACTTGTTGCACCTCAACTGGATTGCAACCCTTATGAGTGGACTTCTCAGACAGGATACAACGCCACCACTTGGCAAACTGCGGCAAGATCAATCCAAAACGTAGTCGGGCAGCTTGTTGTTTTGGGTGGAGAAGTCTTAAAAACAACATCACAACTTGGATATGGTGTTGAAGGCAAAGACATTAACATGATCGGCACAACAATTGAAATTGCCTGTGCCAACTTCTATGTTCAGGGCGAAATTAAGCTAAAAAATATCTGCAATTTTTACATGGCATCAGATGCCGCCAATATGTTTGTGATTGACTCAGGCGCGGGTGATGGCGGCATTGCAATGGTTACTTTAGATAATTGCCCGCCATATCGTGGTAATAATGTTTGGAGTTATTCTGGCAGCACTATGATTCAAGGCAATTCAACATTGCCCGTAATTTTCAATTTTGTAAATTGTGCAATAAAAAATTGGACTCCTTATAAAATAGCAAGTGACAGCGCAGCCGATGTTGGTGCTGGTCAAGTGTCTAACGCCATTGTTCGTTTTGTAAACACTAAAGTTGTCAATTTAAACGGTGCTGGCGCAATAGTTCTAAATACTACATTACACAACACATCATCGGCAACCACAACGGCAATTGCGTCTGCTTCAACAATTTCGATTGAAAGTTCTCAGCAAATATTTCACGTTTCTGGCACGGCAGCTATTGCAACAATTAATGTTCCATTAACCTCATTTCGGGGTAGCGTAACAATTATTCCCGATGGGGCTTTCACTTTGACAACCGCTGGAAACATTGGAAAAGCATCAACTGCTGTTGTTGGTCAAGCCATGACGCTGCACTATGATGGCGTAAAATGGTATCCAAGTTATTAATTAAAAGGAATTGCAATGGCATTGCGAAAAATTATGTCCCTTGAAGGAAAAGTTGTTGTTCAAACAACAATGGGCAATATTGAAGAAGGGACACGATCCGTATCTTTTCCGGCTTACATAAAGGTTGTGTCTGTTAATGGCACAAAAAATGAAGTAAACGCAATCGTAAGTTTTACAGGTGGCGATAAAAACCTTTTTCAGCAGTACCAAGTTCCTGTTTCTGTTGAAGCTGGCGCGTCAAACTTTATTGCTCAAGTTTACGAGCATTTAAAAACATTGCCAGAGTTTTCTGGTGCTGAAAATTGCTAACTAAGTCTTAAAGGAGTCAGCATGGCAGATAAAAAGATTTCCGCGCTTACTAGCGCAACCACTCCGCTTGCTGGCACAGAGGTTCTACCCATTGTTCAATCAAGCGCAACAGTAAAAGTTGCTGTGTCTGATTTGACCGCAGGGCGTAGTGTAGATTGTTCAAACATTACTGCTTCGGCATTGTCAAAAGCCTTAAACTTTCAACTTGACGCCAATAACGGACTCAATTACGACATCAAAATGGTCAAGACTCAAGGCGATGGTGGAACCAACACTGTTCAAACTTACTGGAACGCTGCATTTGGCGCTAGTGCCGCTGGAGGATGTCTTGGCGCGTACAACCGAAGTGGGACATACGCATTGCCTTCCGCAACAGTTAGCGGCAGCGACCAATACACAATCTACGGATTTATTGGAGTAGCGCCATGAACTCAATTTGGTCAATAACTAAAATTGAATGTTTGCCAGAACATCAAGGCAAAACTAATGTTGTTTTTAAAGTAGAATATGAAGTTCGCAAGTCTATTCACAAAAAGCCTTGGACAAGCGTTGCCTGTGTAAATGTTGACAATTTAAGCGAAAATTTCACTCCGTTTGAGCAGGTTACCGAACAGATGGTAATTCAATGGCTGAAAGACACATTGACTTCTTTGAGAATTGACATGGTTTCAGATATTGAATCCGCATTGTCGGATGAATTATCTACTATTGACGGATTGCCTTGGGAAAAGGTTGCACTGCCAGAATAATTTGATGTAAGATAACCGTACCGGCGCGGCTCACCGGGGAATCTCAGGATTCACAATGACCGAAGAAGTAGCGATTGAAGCGGAAGTAGCGCCCGCGCCGGAACTGGAAGCCACGGCGGTCCCAGAACCTGTAGTAGATACGCCGGAAGTTGCGCCCAAGACATTCTCGCAAGAGGAACTTGATGCCGCAATTCAAAAACGTCTCGCAAGAGAACAGCGAAAGTGGGAGCGTGAGCGTCAAGCACCGCCGCCCGTTGCCGTTGATGTTCCGCCAGTAGATCAGTTTGATTCGGTTGATGCGTATGCAGAAGCCAAAGCAATCCAGCTAATCGCACAACGGGATCAGCAGCGCCAGCAGACGGAGATTCTTGAGGCATATCACGAGCGTGAAGAAGAGGCTCGGACCAAGTACGATGACTTTGAACAAGTCGCGTACAACCCAAGTCTTAAGATCACAACCGTGATGGCGCAAGCGATTCAAGCCTCTGATGCTGGCCCTGATGTAGCGTACTACCTTGGGTCCAATCCAAAAGAGACAGATCGCATCTCTCGTCTTAGCCCGATCTTGCAAGCAAAGGAGATTGGACGCATTGAGGCTAAAATAGCCAATGATGTGCCAGTTAAACGTACTACGTCCGCGCCCGCACCGATTAGTCCGGTAACTGCCAGAACTTCAGGCAATCCGAGTTATGACACGACGGACCCCCGGTCCACCAAAACGATGTCTGCCTCGGAATGGATTGAAGCAGAACGGCTGCGCCAGACTAAGAAATGGCAAGCTCAGAATCGCTAACTTTTAAGGAATTACCATGTCAAATAGCATTCTTACGATTGACATGATCACCAGGAAGGCCCTGGAGATCTTGGAAAACAATCTGGTTCTTACCCGTAACGTGAACCGTCAGTACGACGACAGCTTTGCTGTTGAAGGTGCAAAGATCGGTTCGACCCTGCGTATTCGTCTGCCCGACCGCGCTCTGGTGACTGACGGTGCTGCCCTGCAAGTTCAGGACGACAACGAGCAGTTCACCACCCTGACCGTGGCTTCGCAGAAGCATATCGGCGTGAACTTTACATCTGCTGAACTGACAATGCAGTTGGATGACTTCGCAGAGCGCGTTCTCAAGCCGCGTATCTCGCAGTTGGCTTCTAGCATTGACGCTGACGTTGCCAATGCTTACAAAGCAATTGGTAACACGGTTGGCTCGCCAGGCACGACCCCAGGCACCTCGCTGGTTCTGTTGCAAGCGCAGCAGAAGCTGAACGAAAACGCCGCTGTGATGTCACCACGTTATGCAACGGTTAACCCCGCTGCCAACGCTGGTCTGGTTGAAGGCATGAAAGGCCTGTTTAACCCAACGGATACCATCAGCAAGCAGTTCAAGAACGGCATGATGGGTACGGGCGTGTTGGGCTTTGACGAGATCAATATGTCTCAGTCGATCAAGCAGCACACCACGGGTAACTTTCCTTTGTCCCCAATTGTTTCTTCTAGTGCCACGTTTGCCGAAGGTCAATCGACCCTCGCAATTACGTTCACCAGCGGAACCAAGACGGTTAAGCAAGGCGACGTGTTCACTATTGCTAACGTGTACGCTGTTAACCCACAGACCCGTGAGTCAACTGGTTCGCTTCAACAGTTCGTTGTGACCGCTGACAACAGCGTGACCTCCGGCACTGCAATGACCTTGGCAATCTCTCCGGCGCTTTACACGTCGGCAAATGCTCTGGCTACCATTGATGCGTTCCCAGCTACCAGCGCAGCAATCACGTTTGTTGGCACTGCTTCAACCCAGTACCCACAGAACTTGGTCTACCACAAGGACGCAATCACGTTTGCTACGGCTGACTTGTTGCTGCCGCAGGGTGTTGATATGGCTGCTCGCGCAGTGCATAACGGTATTTCGTTGCGTGTCGTGCGCCAGTACGACATCAACAACGACCGTCTGCCTTGCCGTATTGACGTTCTGTATGGCTTCAGCACGATCCGTCCACAGATGGCTTGCCGCGTCTGGGGTTGAACTTTTTAATTTAAGGAAATAATCATGGCTCTCCCCAATGGCGCAGGTGGTTACCAAGTTGGTCCCGGTAACCGCGCAGAAACCGTTATGGGCGCTATGGCCGCTCCACAAACGGCCACTGCTACCGCAACCTTGACCGCGGCTCAGATCGTAAACCAGATGCTGGTTGCTAACCCTGGCACTTCGGCAGCAACGTACACGTTGCCGCTTGGCACGGCGATTGATACCGCTGTTCCTAATGCCACGCTTGGCAGCACGTTTGACTTGTCAATCGTTAACATTGGCACTTCGTCTGGCGCGGTGACTTTGGCTGTTAACACTGGTGTGACCGATGGCGGCAACGCTTTGACGGCAATCGCTGTGACTACCAGCCAAATGTTCCGTTTCCGTAAAACTGGTGACGGCACTTACGTAGTGTATCGTTTGGCCTAAGACTAAGGGGGGGGGCCACAAGCTCTCCCCTTTTTTAAGGAAATTACTATGCCTAATACGCAAGCAATTGGGGTCGCGTATTCCGATCCTGAATTTACGACAGTTTACGCAAGCCAAGAAATTGGTTACAGCGCAGCGGCTCAAGGCACTGTGACGCAAGCAACGGACAAGTCAACAGCGGTAACGCTGAACAAATCTGCTGGTCGCATCACAATGAACAACGCGGCTTTGGCTGGATCTACTGCGGTTTCGTTTACGTTAAACAACAGCTTGATTTCCACCAATGACGTAATTATTGTGTGTATTTCTAGTGTTACAACTGGTAGTACCGCTGGGGCTTACACCTCTTACGTTTCTAATATGTCTGCTGGTTCCGCTTCAATTACGTTGCGTAACTTGAGTGCGACTTCATACTCTGAAGCTGTCGTTATTAATTTTTCGATTATCCACGGCGCAAGCTAACAGGCGGGGCTTCGGCCCCTCCTTCTGAGGTTTACGATGGCAACATATTCGGCTGGCGATCAGATCAACCGCGCCCTGCGTCTGTTGGGTGTCCTAGCAGAAGGTGAAACCACTTCGGCGTCAGTGTCGCAAGACTCACTGATGGCGATGAATCAAATGATTGACAGTTGGAACACCGAACGGTTGTCGGTGTTCTCAACCATAGACCAAATCGTTAATTGGCCTGTTGGTTCAATCAACGCCACGCTTGGCCCATCAGGGTCTTTGGTTCGTCTAAACGGTACTGCCGTTCGCCCCATTCTGGTTGACGACGCAACATATTTCCGCGATCCGCAGACAAATGTGTCTTACGGGATAAAGCTGATCAACCAACAGCAATATGATGGTATTGCGGTCAAGACCGTAACGTCTACTTACCCGCAGGTCATGTTTGTAAACATGACCTACCCAGATATTGACATTTATATCTACCCCAAGCCAACTCGCCTGTTGGAATTTCACTTTATCAGCGTTGAGGAGTTGACGCAACCGGCAACGTTGGCTACTACGTTAGCCTTCCCACCGGGGTATTTGCGGGCGTTTACTTACAACTTGGCAATGGAGATTGCGCCGGAGTTTGGTGTTGAGCCATCGCCGCAAGTTCAGCGTATCGCCATGACCAGCAAGCGCAACCTGAAGCGCATCAACAATCCTGACGACATTATGTCGATGCCGTACTCGCTGGTTGCAACGCGCCAGCGGTTCAACGTGTACGCCGGGAATTATTGATGAAAACTCCCATTCTGGGATCAGCGTATGTTGCTCGGTCGGTCAACGCCGCCGACAACAGAATGGTGAACTTGTTCCCAGAAATTGTGCCGGAAGCAGGTAAGGAACCCGCATTCCTAAACAGAGCGCCAGGACTCAAGTTCTTGGCAACAATTGGCAACGGTCCGATTCGCGGCGTATGGGCGTTCTCGTCCAGCGACAGCACAGCCTTTGTGGTGTCTGGTACAGAGTTGTACAAGATTACTACTTCGTATGCACCCACGTTGCTTGGCACAATAGCAGGTACTGGGCCGGTCAGTTTGGCTGACAATGGTACGCAGTTGTTTATCGCGGCCAACGGGCCAAGCTACATCTACAACAACACCACCAACGCCTTTGGGCAGATCACCGATCCTGACTTTCCCGGCGCTGTAACCGTATGCTATCTGGACGGTTACTTTGTGTTCAACGAGCCAAACAGCCAGAAGTTGTGGGTGACTGCATTGTTGGACGGTACGTCTATTGATCCGTTGGAGTTTGCCAGCACCGAAGGCTCGCCAGATGGTTTGATTGCGGTGGCCGCAAACTTCCGCGAAGTTTGGGCGTTTGGCACTAACTCAATTGAAGTCTGGTACGACGCAGGTGCTACGGATTTTCCGTTGCAACGCATCCAAGGCGCGTTTAATGAGCTAGGTTGCGCCGCACCATATTCTGTTGCCAAGATGGACAACGGGATGTTCTGGCTTGGGCGCGACCGTCGCGGTCAGGGCATGGTCTACCGTGCCAACGGCTACACCGGCCAGCGGATCTCAACTCATGCGATTGAATGGCAGATCCAGCAGTACAGCGACATTTCTGACGCAATTGCCTACACGTACCAGCAGGGCGGTCATTCTTTCTATGTGCTAATTTTCCCAACTGGCAACGCTACGTGGGTGTACGACGCGGCTACGGAAGCGTGGCATGAGCGGGCTGGTTGGGTAAACGGTGACTTTACCCGTCATCGCAGCAACTGCCAGATGGCGTTTAACAACCAGATTGTTGTTGGTGATTATGCCAGCGGTAATCTGTACGCATTTGATTTAGACGTTTACGCCGACAACGGCAGCATTCAGAAGTGGCTGCGCTCATGGCGGGCGCTACCTACTGGTCAGAATAACCTAAAGCGCACCGCTCACCATAGCCTACAACTTGATTGCGAGTCTGGAGTTGGGCTAAACGGGTTTGTTGTAAACGAAAACATCTATCTACAAACGGAAGATGAAAATTATTTAATTACTGAGAGCGGTGATTATTTGATTGCAGAACAG